GCAGCTTTCAAACCATGACAGGCAAAGCCCGTCTAACCCAGGCCGAATCTAATTGGCCAAAACACGCCCATGTCCCCTTACGGGGACAGGACGCCGGTGCACTGTCTATGTACCTCTGAAGACGATACAAATACTTCAGAGATTACATACCGCCTACCCTTTACAGGTAGCACCTCGACTGCATCATCGTCCATAAGGAGCGACAACCCGTGCCTGTAGCTACTACCATCGTATAGCGCAGGATTTCTCCTGCCCTCTATACGAGATAGCGCTTTTACAAGCAGTCCGTGATGGCTTACGCCATCATCAAGGACCGGCAGCTCAGTTACTGTTTTAAACCAGTAACCACACCAACCGCGTTTAGAGTCACGGCGTGGACAAACTTCGTCAAAATATCCGACGAAGCATCCATCGCCAAACCCGTCAACAATCAAGGGCTTACGCCACTCAGCAGGTGCATAACTCCGCAACCACTGACATACCTCGAGTAACGCTCTTCTTCTGTCTGGTCCCAGCCAAACACAGCGATCAACATATCGCCATATTTGGTTATGGAGCTTAAACAGTGAGAGTAGTCCTCTGTCGTATTCCTTGACGTAAAACGGAGTGATATCGTACCCTTGAAAGTAGTGTTTACCACAACTTTCTCGGAACGGACCGGTCCAATAGCTTTTCTTAGTATTGGGAGTAAACCCACACCAAGACAAGAGGCCACAGAACCCTTCCGCCATCGTGCTGGGGACAATAATATCATCCCCATACACGGTTATACGATCCACGTCCTCGCCATGAATGCGGGCCCACGCGTAAGCAAGAGACAAGAATATCAAAGTCTCGAGCTCAAACGTGTAACCGTTACCCATGGACGAGTACTTCTGGTAAAATATTTTCTCACCAGAAGGAAGAACCCCGAAAGGACTCCTACACTGCCCTAGTGCAGTGAGCCAATCAGAGCGGATCAACTTCTCGACAATAGCTCGGCTAATACAATCACTAGCCATACTAAGGTCGATCGTCGCCAGTCGCCCAGATAAGCTGCCAACTCTGGCCAGCCTCTGGTTCTTCGTTTGGTCATCGAGATTAACTCCGATACCGCGAAGACGACCACGGATGACTCCACCGATACCTTTCTGGACATAAATGTTCATGTCCG